TTTTAGATTCTGCAACAGCTGCTTTTGAAAGAGTTACTTTTGCAGTTCCACCAGATCCTCCGTCTTTTAAAACAATGTCTCCAGCAGTCGCGGTTCCAGTATAATACAATCCGTAAACTCTTGTTCTTCCAGACTGAACTGTTCCTGTCTCAGTCGTTTGTTGTGTTGCTTCGTTATCTGATCCGAATACCATATTTTTTCTCCGTTTTCTTATTAGTGTGGGTGGGTATTAAGATCAAAAAGTCTTAAAGTTTCCCACCCACGTAATTATTATTGAGTATCAAAAGGTGTAGCAATTGTGCCATCACCAATTAATAATCCCTCAACCATGTAAAGATTTGCAGCTACTGCTGTAAATTTAATTCTAGAACCTTTTAAGCCACCTGTAGTAGCGTTACCAGCTCCAGCTTCTCCATTTAAATTTACTTCATTGTTTGCAGTTGCAGGTACAAATGCTTTTTTTGCACCATCATTTACACCAATCATAACTGAACCTACGAACTTATCATTTGTACTTGCAGTTTTAATTGTGCCAGTAAAATTATCTTTGAAAAGAATTTCAAAAGTAGTTCCAATAGTATTTGCATTATTTGGATCACTTCCTGGTCCTGCTACAGCTGAATCAGCAGTAGAAACAATTGCAGTAATTGTTAATGCAGTTGGTGTTGCAGCTGGATCTATTGCAAAAATTCTTCCAGCGTTATCAGCTACTGTTAAATCAGTTGCTAAAGTTGCATTAGTTGTTGCTCCTGGTCCGATATTCTGAAAACCATTTTTCGATCTTACCGGTCCATCAAAAGTAGTGTTTGCCATAATATTCTCCTTTGTATAGCTTTTATATGTTGTCTCTATACCGTCTGCCTAGCCAGTCAACATATTATATTAATCTAGGTCTTTCTATTATACATAAAAAAAGGGGCGATGTGAACACCGCCCCTTCTAAGAAATACTGTTAAGTATTTAAGCTATTATGTAGGTAAGTTTCCGTTACCAAATACACATCTTGGATCAGAGAATCCAAAAGAGTATCTTTCTCTAGCTTTGAATCTTACGTTACCAGTATCGAAGTCTCCTTCCATAGCAGTTTTGATAGGTGCTCTAACGAATTGTTTGAATCCATTAGGAACATCAGTCAATAAGAAATAAGAATCTGTGTCAGTTAGGAAGTTGTTTACAACATACCCTTCTGGAACCATTCCCATGCTTCTTACTGCGTTGATATCGTTATCAGCAGTGCTTGTTCTCATTGGAGATTTCATAATACGCTCAGCAGTAAATTGTAATTCTTTTGGAATTATCATTTTTCTACCTGTAGTAGCGATTCTTAAACCTCTTTCATCAACAAACCCAGCGATGTCGATTAACGACTGCTCAAGTGAAGTTTCGTTAAGGTCTGCAGCTACAGCCAATACATTAGAGAATTGACCTCCTGTTGCTAGTGGGTGGTTGTTCGCGATTAACGGAACACCGTCACCACCAAGCACAGTAGCTTTTTGTGCGTTATTTAAAACGTTTGCAGCTTTAACTTGCTTCGTGTTTGCCATAGATCTTGCAAGAGCTCTTGTGTATCTTGCAGCTAATCTATCGTAAAGGTTATCTTCGATTGCCTCTTCAGTGATAGCAAATGCTAAAGCGATTGTTTCGTGAGTGTATCTTGCAGTGAACGTTTCGTTCGCTTGATCGAATACTACTCCAGCACCTTCTTGTTTAACTGGTGCTCCCGCGAAACCACTTAACATTACTTCCTCTTCAAAAGCTCTGTCAGATGTTTCAGTAGCGAAAATCTCTGCGTGTTGATTTTCGTATCTGTTATATTCCAGGCCAAATAGTGCATTCAAACCCGGCTCTAGTTCTTTAACTAGTTGTGATCGTGATATAGCCATAATTGATTACTCCTATATACCTGTTCCATCTCTGTAGAAATGTTTGTTAATTCTAACAAGTACATTTCCATTTGCAGAAGTCTCGTCACTGTTACCTGGGTCTTGAGAAATGTCCATTGCTTGAATAATGAATGAAGCATTAGTTCCAGACTCAGAAACATCTAACTGAACTTCAGAGATGCCTGTTGTGTTATTACCAGTAGCATTAGTTACTGAATAGTTTTTAAAACAGTCCGCTCTAGCAAATGTTGCGTCTGCATCCATTAAAAAAACCGCGTCAGGGTCATCAACGACAAATGCTGTTATATCACTTGCGTTAATTGAACCTGGATAGAAGTTCTTAAATGTCGGTTTGCTAGTTGTAGGATCTGTATAAAAACATCCATTGAATACACCAATAACAGATGTGCTATTTTGTGCAACGTGTCTTGTGATTGTACCGTCTGTTTCAGCGATAACCAAGTCACCTTGATAAATAGCAGTAGTGTTATTAGCAGATATAATATATCTGTTTTGTGCACCAACTAATGGCGTACCGTCTAGCTTTCTGTACGGTCTTAGACCGAACTTTTCACTTACGTTTGCCATATTGTTTTATACTCCTTATAAACGTTAATTTAAGACTCTTGTAGTTAATGCAAAAAAATTATTTTTTGCGGTTACCTCCAAAGGTCACTCTGGACTGACGATCAATATTAATCGGCATGTCCGGGTGTTGTTCCTTCATAAGATCCCTGTCAATCGCGTCTGTTCTGTCTTGAGTTATTCTTGCGAAATACTCAGCACGTTGCTTCAGAATCTCTTCTGGTATCCTTGCCAACACAAGGCCACCAATTCCGATTAGGCCAGCATGTTTTCCTTCGTGAATAACTGGATAATCATTTTCACCTATTTCACTTTTTAGTGTTTCAGCTTTAACGAATTCCCAGCCTTCTCTAAGCTTCTTCGAAACGTTAGCTACGTCTTCGAAGCCTGCAGTTGCTGTACGTATCCATCTATGACACATACCATGCGGTGCAGCTGGCGCATCCAAACTGGATGGTGGAGTCCAATCTTTCTTTCTAGAACTTTTGATTCTAGTTTCAGACTCGCGTGAAGTTTTTACTTTTTCCATATTATGCTCCTTCCTTCACGTATTTAGCGTATTCCTCTAGTGGCACCCCTAATTTCTTAGCGATAACTACCTGTGATTTGGTGAGTTTCACAGACTTGCGTCCTCCTGCTCTACGACTAACTGAAGCTACATTTTGGACGGGTTCCTTCGCAGCTACAGGTTTTTCTTCTGTCGCATCGGCAAATTTCTGAGGGAAATATTCCTTCATACGTTTGTTGATTTGATTATAGTACTCGTTGCTTTCCGCGTCAATTCCCTCCTGCATTAACTCATCATGTATTCCCATCGCAGCAGAAGTCATTACTCTGTCACTACCAAACCATTCGTTTTCTGAAGCCCATTCCTGTGCTCTTTGACTGATTGGTGGCTGTTCTTGAGTAGTTTCTTGTGGTTTTGACTCGGATTCTTTTTTCTTAGACTCTTTTTCTGCAAGAGTCATAGAAACTTTTTCCTTCTCAACAGCTAATTTAGTTAGCTTATCCTGAGCTTCTGTAATTTGTTCAGGATCTTGAGAATCAAATGCAACCTTTAATGCAGCTTTTGCTTTATCTCTTTCTGCATCAATTCTTGCATCATATTCCTTAAGATAATTAGTATCGACTTCCTCATACTTCTCCTGGGCAGTCTCATATTTATTCTTAAGACCTTTCGCATAATCAACAGCAGCTTTTTCTCTTCTCTCTGCTTCTCTTATTTGAAAAGTAAGTTTTTTGATTCTTTTTTGAACCTTGTCAGAATAATCTTGCAAGCCTTCTTCATCAGTATCTTTTGATTCAACTTGCTTTGGTTGTTCTTTAGGTTCGTTTTTAGTTTCCTGCAAAAGTTCTTTTGCAGTTTTTTCTCCAGTTACATAGTCTTCACTTTTAATGTCAGTGTAACCAAGATCAACATCTTCTTTTTGTGCAAAAGACTCATCAGGTTCTTTTGCTTCAGGTATGTCTACCCTTTCTTCATTTACGCCATCAGTATCTAATTCAACTTCTGGGTTTTTTGTTTCTTCAGCCATTTAGTCCTCCTTAATAATGGTGCAAAATATCAGATGGGTCATTTATCTTAGCAATGACTTCGTCATCGTTAAGAACTCTTACTTCTCCACCCTCTATTTTGAATCTTGAACCTGCGTATCTACTAAAGATTACCCAATCGTTTAGTTTACACCATGGTCCTTTAGGAAACTTGTCATTATCTTGATAACAAAGGTCTCCCATTTTTAGCACAAGACCACATACCGTTGTCATCTGTATGGTTTCTTGAGTTGTGTCAGAAAGTAAAATTCCACCCTTAGTCTTTTTAGGACCAGCATATGGCAATACCAATAATCTGTATCCTGTGGGTGTCGGTAAACTTTCTAGTGTTGATTTTTTGATCGCTTTAGGATCAAGGACTGTTTTGACTTCTTCTTCAGCTTTATAAGCGTCTAAGAGTGCTTCAGTCCGTTTCGGTGTCTCCGTGGACTTGTTCATTTTCTATCTCCGTTCTTGACAGCAGGTCTTTTATTTCCTGTTGCAAATCCTCATAGGATTTGATTTGACCCCTAACATATTGTAGTTGCTCCATAGTGTCAACACCATATATAGCGTGGTCTTTAAGACGATCCATTTCACGCTTTATGATTTTTTGTATTAGAGAGATTGTATATATATCCACAAAGTGAATATATCTAATTAAGCTCTTTTTGCAAACGTTTTAACATTTGTTGGCTTACCGCCTGGATTACCGGCTGCTCTCTTTCTTGCAACAGCAGAACGCCTTTGCGATTCTGTCATTCGGCCTGCTTTTGCAGCAGGCACGCATTTGGGGTATCGTCTTTTTGATCCACTTGCAGATTTTCTTCCACATTCTCTATA